TGGTATACACACATATGCATTGAAGAACTCAAAAACTGTTGAGTTTCGTTGTTTTCGTAGTTCTATTGATCGTCGTGAAATTGAAGACAGCTTTAAGTTTGCTACTGCATTTATGGATGCTGCTCTTAATAATGGTCCAGATGTTCAAGAAATTTTGTTGGCGAATGATTACAAATTTCCACCATTTACATACGATCATGAAATGTATATGGGTTGGGAAAAAACCAAACACCAAAGAACTGATCGTAATTTAGATAATGAAACAGCACAAAAACTTGGTTTGACCGTTCTTGGAAAACAAAGAAAATTTCTAGAAGCAATATGATATATAAAACACTTGACAAAAATGATTATTTAAGGTATAATAATACTTTAAAAGATAAAGATTTTAAATTTTCTAAAGTTGCTGTAGGGATGTGGGACTTTATGAAAGCTTGGGATGAATGGCCTCCAAGAGTTCTTGAAGAAAATGGACAAATTATTTCCGTTTGTTTTATGAAAATATCTAATCAAGTTAAATCTAAAGTTCTTTTTATATCAAACATCTTTACACCTGAAAATGGTAGAGGTAAAGGTACTGCTAAAGAAATGTTGAATAGGAATATCTTAGAAGCAGTTTGTTTTGGTGCAACCAGCATAAGATTAGATTGTAATAAATCTGCTCTTGGATTTTATGATAAAATAGGAATGACTTATTGGGGAGCTACTATAAGTCATTCTATGTTTTGTGATTTGCCCATTAATAATAAAGGAGTTGATGGATTTTTAGATTATAAGAATTTATCATCATTAGAAATATTAAATTCTTATCCGCAAGAATTAAGAGCTGCTAAAATTAAATGGATAGCTAAAAAAGTAAAAAAACATAAAGAATTTGATTTCGGCCACCCTTCAAGATATGATGAATTTGTAAATGATTTTTTCAATGGAAATCAAATTGCAACGTAAAACAGATTTTATTAATTGGTATAAGTGGTCGTTGTCGATTAAAGATTGCGATCCAGCTATTTACATGACTAACTATTTGTTCGATAGATTTGAACATAATAAGGAGCAAAAATTATGGATTTCTTGGATTTATGGCACAACATACTATTTACCAACAACATGGGTAATATGGAATGAATTCCCCGACATGGAACTCGTTGGAGTCAAAAGACTCCGAGAGTGGAACAATAACAATTACAAACGGCTCCGTTATCAAACTGACACCAAGTGGAACAAAGGTCATCTTCCAGCCCAGTTCGAAAGTTACAAGCAGTGGGTTGGAGATAAGACTCAGGAAGAAAAGTTCTACAGTGGATTCGTCAACGGAAATCCCAAGCACAATTTCAGAAATCTCTACGAAGAAGTAAAGACTAATTTTCATAAGTTCGGTCGTTACTCAACTTGGTTTTATTTACAAACACTAAAGCAGTGTTGCAACCTACCAATAGAACCTGATAGTCTTATGCTTGAAGATTATGACGGTAGTCGTTCACATCGTAATGGTTTGTGTATGGCTCTTGGACTTGATGACTGGTATAATAAGAAACTCGATATTGAACAGTTAGCTTATCTTGACGTTCAGTCTTATTTGATTCTTGAAGAAGTTCGAAAAGAGTTTTCGAATACAGATTATTTCGATATGGAAACTTGTCTTTGTTCTTTCAAGAAATTATTCAGAGTAAAGCATGGCCGTTATCTTGGTTACTATCTTGATCGTCAAGCTGAAGAAATCACTAAATGTGAAAGTGATGGTTGGATTGGTATTGATTGGCAACCAATGTGGGATGCTCGAACAGAAACTATAAATAATAAACTGTTGACTGATAAAATAAATAATAGTAAAATGGCATTATATACACAAAATGGTATTCTTGATGCTACAAAACTATTCGAACAAAAAAAAGTCGGTTTAGAATCTTTTATGGAGTAAAAATGTTAATTTCACAAAAAGAATACTTAGAAAGATTAAAGGTTTTTGTAGAAACAAATTTAACAAAAGAAAATAAATTTCCAATTGGTATGTTTAATATTTCTAGACATTGGAATAAAAATAAAAAACAATTTGATGAATTATTAAAAGAACAAGGAATTAATGTCGAGAAAATAAAAGAATAAGGAATCAATAATGAAAATATTTGCTATTGGTGGTGAGCCTGGATCTGGCAAAACTACCTTGATGAGACAAATGATCAATCATCTATCAGTTGAACCAAAATATAATTCTTACAAATTAGTTCCATATCTTCAAAAAGACAACATCTATATTTTAGGAAAATATGAAGATGGTGAACTATTTTCTGGTACAGATCGTATGAGTATGGCTGTCCAACCAGAAGCTATTAAATTTCTTGCCACTTTACCATCTGACTCAATAGTTTTTTTCGAAGGTGATCGTTTATTTACAGCTTCATTTTTAGAACATTGTTTAGAAAATTATGATTTAAAAATTATCTATTTGTCAACTAAAAAAGAAATTCGTCAAAACAGATATAAAGATCGTGGCAGTAATCAAAATAAAACTTGGTTACAAGGTCGTGAAACTAAAATTAATAATATATTAACAAACATGACTCTCATGTTTTGTACGTACAAATTTGAAAATAATACTTTTGAAGATCAAAAATTAATTTTTGATTTAATTTATGCTATGATTAAGGAATAATTTATATGGTATGTAATTGTACAAAAATGTCTGAAACAAAATCAAATTTTAATTTTTCGGATAAATCTAAAAATATTTCATACAAATATGATGAAAATCTTATAATCTCAGATTTAAAAGACTATATAGATAACACATATAATGAACATTATATCACTGAATTTAAATCTATTGAGTGTTTTGATGCTTGGATTGCTCTTGGTGAATCTACACCAACTTTTAGAAATACTGCTATTAAGTATCTTTGGCGTTACGGTAAGAAAAACAATAACGATAAAAAAGACTTGATGAAATCACTACATTATATTATGATGTGTTTATACGTTGACCACTATAAAAATAATAAATTATGTCCAAAAACAAAAGGAATAGATAATGGAAATTAAGATTGATCTTGAGATATTGAGAAAACGTAAGCTTTTTGTAGCCACACCAATGTATGGTGGTCAGTGTGCTGGTATGTTTACTCGTTCTATAGCTGATTTGTCTGCTATTTGTGCACAAAATGGCATCCCACTTCAGATGTATTTTCTTTTCAATGAATCTTTAATTACTCGTGCTCGAAATTATTGCGTTGATGAATTTATGAGATCAGATTCAGAACATTTAATGTTTATTGATGCTGACATTGGATTTAATCCACATGATGTTATCGCAATGATGTCGATGCAGGCTAATGAAGAAGAAAAATACAATATTATTGGTGGTCCTTATCCAAAGAAATGTATTTCTTGGGAAAAAATTAAAATGGCTGTCGATAAAGGCATTGCTGATGAAGATCCTAATGTTCTTGAAAAATTTGTTGGAGATTATGTATTTAATCCAAAAACGAATCAGGGTAGCATTCAAATTTCAGAACCTTGTGAAGTTCTTGAAATTGGAACAGGTTTCATGATGGTTGCTAAGTCAGCGATGAAGAAATTTATTGATTCTTATCCACAACATATGTATCGTCCTGATCATATTCGCACTGATGCTTTCGATGGTTCTAGAGAAATTGCAATGGCTTTTCAGGCTGAAATTGATCCAAAATCCAAGCGTTATTTGTCTGAAGATTATTGGTTCTGCCAAAAAGCTCAAGAAATTAATCTCAAAACTTGGTTCTGTCCATGGATGAAGATGCAGCATGTTGGAACTTACATTTTCGGTGGATCACTTGCTGATCTTGCCTCCATTGGTGCAAGTGCGACAGCTGACCCAAGCAAGCTCAAGAAAAAGAAAGCTTGATATATTCTACAAATTATAGTATAATTTTGTTATGTAATTTAAATATGGAGACTACATTATGAAGATTTCTACAAACACGGTAAACATTCTTAAAAACTTCGCTAAAATTAATCCTTCAATTTTTATTCAAGAAGGTAATACATTGAAGACAATGTCGCCTTCAAAAACAATAATGGCAAAGGCAACTGTAGATACAGAATTTCCAAAAAGATTTGCCATTTATAATTTAGATCGTTTCATTTCTACTACCAGTTTG